CGGATTCCCGACGTATCCAATCGCCTGCCGTGACAGGGCTCACCGCTCCTCCTGGCGGGTGGAGGTCCGCAAGGCGAACTATTCGGCCTTCAACGGCTATCGACGGACCCCGTCGGCGTACTCGCAGCTCCGGTGCGGGCACTGCGGAGCCGTATGGAGGACGAAGGCGGCCTACGTCGACAAGACGCCCGACGCGTGATCCTCCCCCGCAGGACGAGAACGGCCCCCGAGCCTGTGACGGGGGCCGTTCTCGTGTCGTCTGCCAGAGAGCGCGTTACCCGCGAGACGACGCGCGGCGTGCTCGAAGCATACTCTGCGCCATGCTGATCAGCGATGCGCCACCGCCGACCGCCATGGCCACCAGGGCCATCCTGACCGACTCCCAGTCGGTGGCGGTCCCGGAGACCGGCACCGACGCCACAGCGCCCTGCGCGAACGTCCTGGCCGCTCTCTCGGCCAGGTCTTCCCACTGTTCCCGTGTCATCTGTTCCCCTCAGGTGTTGGTCAGCCGGAACACGGCCATCTGGCGCTGCAGGATCCGGTAGTCGTCGATGCCCCGGTCCGGCTCGAAGCGGACCGAGAAGTAGTCGTCGACACCGTCTGCGAACGCCATGGAACCGATCGTGATCTGGGTGGACGAACTGTGCCCGGGAGAGTTGTGGAAGTTCGTCCGGTCCAGAGCTGTCTCGTTCTGGAAGATGTACCAGTCCGTGGCGCCGGCCGACCCGCTGAAGTCGCTGCGGACGATCGACCCCCAGATGAAGTACAGGCCGGCCGACGTCGGCGTGATCCGGGTCGGCTGCTGCGCCAGGTTGGTCATGCCGTCCGAGTCGACGTCCACGAAGTCGAACCGGGCTGCCGTGACCACGTCGGCCGGGAAGATCTGCGGGGTGGGGGACGTGGCGGACACCTTAGCGAACGGCCTGCGCACCGTGGCGTCCATCAGGTCCTGCATGTCGGTGTCGACGGCTCGCGCCAGCGCTTCGATCGCGGCCGGGACGTCGAACGGGTCGGCCGGCAGGCTGTACGGATACCCCCGGTTCGGGGTGGTGCCGGGCATGTCAGAGTCCTCCGATACGTGCGGCGCACAGTGTCCTGGTGGCCGACTGGATCACGGCGCCGGAGTTCTGCAGATGGACCATGGTGAGCGTGGTGCCGGCCGCCATGAACCCGATAGTGGTCAGGGAGACGGCCGTGGTCCCGGCCGGGGCGATGGCCCCGGTGTCGGCCGCGATGGCCCTGCGCGCGAGCACGCCGAGCGCTCCGGAGGAGACAAGGGAGACTTGTCGGCCGCCCGTGAGAGCGGCTCCGTTCGCCGTGTAGGAGACGCGTCCGGACACGATGTAGATACCGCTGGAGATGATGTTCACCAGCGACGTGGACACGCCGATGTCGAACATTCCGGCGTTGTCGTAGACCTCAGTGGTGTACGTGGCTGTGACGCCCGTGTTGTTGGCGATGGCCTGGTTGCCGGTCCCGCGGACGTACACGGCGGGCTGGTTGTATCCGGCCAGCAGCCGGTCCCACAGGGAGTCCATGTCCAGGTCTATGGCCTCCGCCAGGTCCTGGATCTGGGTGGGGAAGTCCATGAGATCGCCGTATGTCGGGTACGGGTACCCGCGGCTGGTGGATCCGGCCATCAGCTCACTCTCCGTGCTGTCACTATGTCCCAGTGCAGGGCCGTGTACTGCGCCACGGCCGACCGCAGGCCGACGCGCATGAACTCCGCCCCCACGGGGACGGTCGCGTTGCCTCGCAGGACCCGGGGGACCGGGGTGTCCTCGATGTTGGAAGCCGTCTGCACGGCGGTGTCGGCGTTGGACGTGGTGGGGTACAGGTTGGTGGCGTTGGCGAACCACAGAGCGTAGAGACCCGGGTCCGCGGTGTTGTCGAACCCGGAGCCGGGGGACGGGTACCACCCGTTCACGGCGGCACTGAGTTCCCACACCTGGCCCGACTCCACGCCGATGGGCTGCGAGTAGACGAACGAGGTACCGGTGAAGACGCCGGTGGGACCGACCTCCAGCAGCCGGTCCCCGTCCATCACGCGGTCCGGGTACCCGATCGCCAGCATGCCGGACGTGTTCGTGATGTTGTACAGGGTCCATCCCACCGGCTGGTCGCCGGTCGTCACCTCTTCGAAAGAGGGGTTCTGTACCTCGTTCCCGCCGGAGACGGACGTGGTCCCGACCACCAGCCAGCTGGCGCCCTGGCGGGTCACCACCACCAGGTCACCGATCTCCGGCTCCGTCTGCCGGATGTAGGCGGCCGAGACCTGTTCCGGCTGGACGTCGTCCACGCCCTGTTCGGCCGCCCCGATCTCCACGGTGGCGAACTGCGGGTTGACGAACGTGACGGTGCCCGTGCGGGTGTAGCTGAACCGGTTGATCATGCCGGACAGCTGCTCCGGCACGCCGTTGATTCCTTGCTGCATCACACGTCCAGCTTCCAGAGCTGGGACACGGCGAGCCGGCATTCGTAGGCGTACGAGCCGGCTGGCGGATCGATCCGGACCTGCGTCTGGATGATGTCCCCGATCTCGCAGCCGATGAAGTCGACGGTGGTCATGTTCTCCTCACCGGCCGCGTTGATCGCTTCGGACGGCCCCTCGAACCGCCGGCCGGGGAAGGACACACCGATCACCTGGTTGCGCGAATGGGCCACCGACACGCTCTGCTGGTTGCCGACTCCCGGGTTCACCGCGCGCACCGTGGATGCAGCCATGTAGATCCCTCGCTCGAGCACCACGATGCCGTTCAGCGTGGTGTTCGCGATCCCGGCCGTGTTGTCGTACGTCACCGTGTCGTACGGGATGATGTACGCCACCGTGAACCCGGTGCCCGCCAGGTTGCCAGCCCAGGACATGCGCGCGGAGTCCGGTTTCTCCAGAAACTGGACGATCGTGTCGTCCTCTACGATCGCGTCCGCGTTGACGGCCTCCGCCAGGTCGCGCAGGTCTGCGATATCGGACTGGTCCTTGACCTCGGGCGGATCGCATTCCGGGTAGGGATAGCTTCGGTTGGGGGTCACGCTTACCATGACCGTCCCCTCTCTGTCGTCTCTGACCAGCCTATACGTCCAGCAGTGACGACCGCCCCTGGATGGTCATGGCGGACCGGGCGTCCAGTGGCCACCGGATGGAGTCGATGATCTGCACATCGCTCACACCGCGCCACGACACCCGGATCACGTCGGCGGGTTCCAGCCGGTAGTCCGGTACCGCGGACAGGGACCACTGGCGCGTCAGGGCGGTGGAGGCCGACAGGGTGTTGCGGGCCACGCGCTGGGCGTCCGAGAACTCCAGCGCCGTCTGAAGACGTACCTTGGCCACGCGGTAACCGAAGTCGCCCCCGAACCGGTACGGGCTGAGGGTGTTCAGGTTCCGTTCGATGATCCTGATCGGGTTGCCATCCAGCCGTTCGGACAGCACGACCACGGAGTTGTAGGCACCGTCCGCGGTGACCGTGGACGTGGCCCCGGAGAGCGTTCCGCCCTCACCGTCGGTGAGCTCGGCGACCGGGGTCGGGTCGTCGTACGCGTACCGGCGAGTGACGAACGAGCCGTCCCCGAGCGTGAACCAGCGCCCCTCCACGGAGCTGGCCAGGTCGTCCAGCGCCCGTCCCCGGTCGTCGTCCCACGCCAGCTTGGGGACCACGGCGTCCGTGACGTCGTCGGTGCCGAACTCCGCCCACGGGAACCCCTGCAGCACCAGCCGGCGGATCTCTGCGACGGTGGACCGCCCCGGCTGCGAGTTCACCGGCCGCTCGAAGTCGGCTGCGATGACGTCCGCCGCCAGATCGTCCGCGCGGAAGGTGACCTGCCCACTGGCAGCCATCGACGCGCTGTAGACACGGCCCTTGAAGACGTCGAACAGCTCCTCCTGCCCGTCGGGATAGCTCAGCCCCGCTTCGATCCGCACGATGGCGTGGGCGGGCGAGAGCGGGTCCGTGGGAGAGACGGGGAACCACTCCGGGGACAGGGAGAAGCTGGCACTGCGGGTCACGCGGGAGGCCAGGCGCGCCGAGACGGATCCCCCGAGCACGTCCAGCGGTCCGGCGAGGAGATCCCCGCCCGGGGTGTACGCCGTGACCCTCACCGTGCGCCGGTGAGGGTTGGCCGTGGCGCGCCCGTACAGGGCGGAGGACGGGAGCATCAGTGCAGCCCGACCCAGTGACCGATGAGCGTGGTCGTGCGCGACCCCATGGTGACGGATGCCGGCATCGTGGTCTGGCCCGTGGCACCGATCGCCCAGTGCGCGGTGGAGACCCCGTTCAGGCCGTTCAGGTTCGACTGGTTGTTGACGATCTGGGCGGCCGCGATACCGGGCGGGGTGGTGCCGACGAAGAGCATCGCGGCGAACAGATCCACGCCGGCGCTCGCGTTGTACGGGGCTGTGAAGTTGGTGGACTGCATCCCGAGCGCGCCGAAGGTCCCGGAGACGTTGGCCGACACAGCGAGCTGGGTGCCCGAGGAGTTGTACAGCGCCACGTACGCGCCCGTGAGGCCCGACGCGATCACGGCCCGGTACAGGGTGACACCGGTGATGGTTTCTGCCTGGGTGATGCGGGGGAGACGCATCATCACCACGGAGCCGGCCGTGGGCTGGGTGGACGTGTACGCGATGGCGTGCTGCGGGGGAAAGTTCCACGTCTTGAAACCCATGTCGTCGGGCATGACCGTGGACTGCGCCAGCTTGGACAGGGCCGTGTTGAGCGGCACATCCCAGTTGGCAGATCCCGTGACCGGGAGAACGATGGACATGGTCTAGCCTCCGTAGATTCCGCCGCCGTAGAGTCCTCCGCCGTACAGTCCTTCGGCCGGCGGGGCGGAGGCTTCCCCGGTGGCCACTTCGCCCCACGTGAATCCGGTGGCCGTGGCGTCGGCGAACGTGGCGTACGAGTCGTTCATCGCGCACCAGTTGGCGGTGTCCGTGCCCTGCGGAGCCCCGACAGGGGAGTTGACAGCCGTGAGCGGGGCTGACCACATCCGGTAGGGCTTGCGCTGGTCGTTGCTCAGGAGTGACTCGGTGAGATCGTCCGGCTGGTAGTAGCGGTCCGACTGGCCGTACGGAGCGTCCATCCCGTACACGGCGGGCATCTGCACGAAGATCGGACCGCCCACGGTGAACAGCTCGTACACCAGGGTGATGGCGCCGAGTGAGCGGGTGAGGAACAGTCCTTCGGTGGTGATGTCCTTGCGCCGGGCGTAGACGTCCACCGGCCGTTCCGCGTCCAGCACGGCGAAGAGACCTGCGTCGGCCGCCCGCTTGCGGTCCCGGAAGCCGATCCACGCCATGTCGTCGGTGAGCTCCGAACAGGACGGGTCCGACTCGGAGCGACTCGGCGTCAGGCACATGTCCAGGCGCAGGTCGGCCCATGGGCGGCCGGGATCCTTGAACCAGACGTACCCGGACGACTCGATGAAGAACGGTCCGGCCGTCAGGGTCAGCCCTGCGTCCGAGGTCACCGAGTAATAGACGTCCACGTCCAGCGGAGCCTCATGGTCCGAGACGTACGCCTGTTCCCCCAGCAGAAGAGCGTCGTCCAGGCCGCGCACCACGATGCCGTCGGCCGTGGCCGATCCTTCGTGACGCAGCAGCGTGGCGGATACATGGGTGCCCGTCTCGGTGGCGTAGTCCACGAAGAGATCGATGCGCGCGTTGGCGTTGTCGACGGAGCCCGTGAGCGGCATGCCCTATCCCCTTATCCCCTGCGCGGCCAGACGGTCCCGGGCTGCGTTGTCCTCACCGACGACCACGGTCACGTAGTCCCGCACCAGCTCATTGCCCAGGTACACGTTGACCGGGGATGCGGCAGTGTTGACGACCGTCTGCGCGGCCGTGGACAGGGCGCTGGATCCGGTGGCGAACGACAGACCCCCCGGAGTACCGAAGGACAGTGCCGGGACCCCCAGGGAGGCGCCCAGCGTGCTGGACACCACCGACTGGAGGAGCCCTGCGCGCTCTGCGATGCCCTGCGCGAACGACTCGGTGAAGGCCCGGCCGGAGTACAGCGGGTATCCGCGGCCGGAGAGCGGTCCGGTCTTGGCAGGCGAGAACGGAAGGTAGTCGCGCACCTTCTGCACCATGTCCCGCGCGGCCGCCACCGCCTTGTAGGTCTGGTCCACGATGCCGTCACTGAACGCGGACACCAGTGCCTGGCCGGCGGAGTAAAGCTGTCCGGCGATGCTGAGAGCGATGCTGATCAGCCGGTCCTTGAGTCCGGAGAACAGCCCGGTGACCGTGGTGATCATGCCTGCCGTGCTGGAGATGAACCCGGCCCACGCTCCGTCGGCAGAGATGTTGAACCGGACGAACATGTCGTTGGTCGTCTTCAGCAGCTCTGCGGAGAAGCTGTCGAACCTCTCCGCAGCCGTGAGGGTGAAGTTGATGACACCGGTGGTCGCCGTGTCCAGGCTCCCCTTGAAGTCCCCGTTCAGGAGCTGGGAGACGGACGTGATGGCAGGTTCCACGTTGCCCGACAGATCTGTGACGAGTGTCGCCGTGATCTCCAGCAGATGATCGATGGCGTCCGCGACCAGCCCCAGTTCGAGGGTCAGGCCCGTGAGCACGATCGTCAGGGCCTGCACGGCGAAAGAGAGGATGTCGCCCAGGATCGGTGCCAGCTCTTCGATGATCGGAGTCAGTTCCAGGACCAGATCCCGCAGAGCAGCGAACAGCTCCGTCAGCTCCGGCATGTTGTCGATCAGGACCTGGATGCCCTCTTCGATCAGCGGGAGGATGGCGATCAGGATGTCCCCGAACAGGCCCGCCAGCTCTTCGAGAGCGGGTGCCAGCTC